TCAGTTAGCCTACTCTCCAATGATATGATGTAGTCGTGACCTAAATCTCTTTCGCTACCAGCCTTCATAGCGTTGTCAATTATAACTTTTATCTCATCGTAATTCTTTTGTTCCAATAAATCTATGGATTCCTCTATAGCACCTTTAAGAACCTGATTCTTACAGAAACCTAAAGTTTCCTGCTTTACAAACTCTAAGTCTGTAGCCTCTATGTTTCTCCAAGCTTCCTTTAGATTCTCTATAACAGACACCTTTAGAACATCATCATCCATCTGATTTATCTTAATCTTTAAAACCTCTAATGTTGGTGATTTTCTAAATTCAAAAAAGTATTTACTGATTTGTTTTGTCAACCATTTATTTGCATCTGAGTCAAAATACTTAGGCTCTAATATATCGCTGATTGTCTGTATAAATTTATTGTCCGTTAATAAAGATGATATTATCTTTGATTGAAATGTCGGACCGAACTGATTAAAATTTTCACTCGCCATATAATTCTTTCATTCTTTTTTCTTTTATTTCCATTTGTTTCTTCTTACGATAGCGCTCCCTAGCCTTAGCTTGTAGAACCGCTCTATTTCTACGATAGTATTCCATTGACCATCTTCTCTGTGCAGCTTTCCTATCCTCTTTTGAACTATACTTTCTCTTTCTTCCCATGCGTGCCCTCAGCCATCTGATTCAATTTAGCAAAACATTGAACCAACCAACTATCCATATTTGGTAGTGTGGCAAATAATCTATCCTCTATGAATCTTTTTTGAAACTGCATTTTATTTAACCTGTTAATAGGTTCTCTGATTTTATCTATGATTTTAGTTTTAGCAGATGTGCTGATGTCAACCTCTTCTAACTGCATTAACTGATAATTTCTTTTCAATAGCTCCTCATACTCTTCAAGCTTCTCATCTTCTCTAATCACATCATCTATATTAAGTATGTTATCTTCCAACAAAAGCGGTAATTTTTTTTGAATAGTTTTCAATCCCCAACCACGAACTCCATTTATGTTATCAGATTTATCCCCATCTATTGCTCTATACACAGCAAAGTTATGAGATGGTATCCCATAATCTTCAAAAACCTTCGGTGGATCATACATCTTTTTCTTTGTAGGAGACCAAACCGATACCCTATGGTTAACCAACTGTAAAAAATCCTTATCAGTGGACATTAATATTATCTTAGAGGTTTTAAGTATCTGCTTGGTAATATAAGCCATAGTATCATCAGCCTCTATGTTCTGAATGGTTATCGTTGTTATTGGTAAGTAATCCAAATAATCAATAACCCTCGTCAATTGCATGACCATCGATTCGTGCTCATCCTCTTTGGTATTGAAGTCATAGGTTCTGTTAAGTCTTTTAGACATATTCCTACCAGCTTTATAATCAGGAAAAAGTTTCTTACGGCGGTTAGACCCACCCTTACCATCAAAAACTATGACAGTTCGAGTAGGTCTAATTGTTCTTATAGCGTAACCGATTGATCTAAGAAAACCAACTATTCCCCCAACATGAGCTCCGTCATCATTGAGAGTTGGTATAGCGCTGAAACATCTGATGAATGTATTCAAGCCATCTATAATCAATACCTTATCGTTAGCGGTTTCTGAGTCTGAATCTCCGCCTTTCTTTCTTATCTCATCAAGTATGGATAGATACTTAGGATTAGTCACCTAAAACCTCATTAGTTATCTCTACGTCATCGATACCTAAATCAGCCTTTGTGTATTTCAGTATAACCTTATCACAAATCATTTTGTAACAATGTTCCTTAAACTCTGGATCCTCTAACTTTTCAGCCCAATCTTTGGATTGAAATTTAATTTCATTACCTTTATGATCTTCCATAGTATACCAAGCACCACCGACTTTTGCGATTCTATGTTCTTTAAGAACCTGTAACCAACTGCCCTCATCATCCACACCACTTTCAAAGTAGAGTGGAAACTCAGCCTTTCTAAGTGGAGGACCTAATCTGTTTTTGATTACCTGCGCCAGAATAGTCATACCAATTACATTCTTTTTACTATCTTTAATCTGACCTTTATTCTTTAACCTGATACGGGTGGATGCGTGAAATGGTAAAGCCTTTCCGCCTGATGTTGTATAGGGATCTCCAAACATAGCACCCAACTTAACTCTCAGCTGATTTGTGAATACCAAAGCAACCCTCTGCCTACCAATCATCTGAGTAATCTTTCTCATAGCTTTACTAATTACAATAGCCTTTGAAGTAGCCCAACCATCCTTATCAAAGTCTGCATCCAACTCAACTTTAGTTGTGGCAGCAGCTAATGAATCAACAAGTATCGTAACCAATCTATCTTTATCGGATTCTCTAACTTTAGTTACAATCTCTTCTATAGCCTCAAAGATATCCTCAACAGTTTCTAAATGTAGATACAACATCTTATTCATATCAACACCTATAACGCCTAAGAACTCTTCGCTTACAGCAGTTTCAGTATCTATATAAACAGCGACACCATCCTTCTTTTGCGTCTCTGCCAAAAGGTGAGCACCAACCAATGATTTACCACTACTTTCCAAACCATTTAACTCTGTTATCCTACCAACTGCGATACCACCATTAGGGCGATTTGAAATTGCTAAGTCTAACATAGTTGAACCTGTAGAAATAAATTCTTTAATATCTGTTGGTGTCGGTTGAACGCCATCTAAGAAATATGCAACCTTATAGTCTTTGAACTTTTTATTTAAGGAGTCCGCAAGAACTCCAGCTAAGTCATCTTTAACTGACATTTATTTCTCCTATTAAATAGAGTGGAGCTGACAGGAGTCGAACCTGCGACCTCTTCCGTGCAAGGGAAGCGCTCTCCCAACTGAGCTACAGCCCCATCTATACTTTATTTACTTATTGAATAGATCGTCAAAAGCAGCTGCAGCGTCCTCAGCATTTGTGTTTGCCGCTGAAGCAGCAACCACTGACTCTGGAGCAGTTTCTTTTGTAGCCTCAGCTGTCTCTGCATCATCTGGATTTAGCCAGTTATTCAGAACACCTGTAAGCTCTTCATAAGATAGTTCCTGATATAGTTCGGTAATGTTCTTCTGATTTTCCAACATATTCTCCAACTGTGCCTTATCTTGTACTATTGGAGTTTGATTCGGTTTGACACGAATTGAAGTCTTTGGAAAACTAGCACCACTCTCTTCAGCGGTTATAAACTCTACTGAAACATCACGACCGCTTACAGCATCTGTGATGTCACCATAATCAGGATCTGCAATTACTGAAAGTAACTCTTGATAAACTGTCTTACCAAAACCCCAAAAACGAACACCCTGCGTTTCCTCACCCCTTACGATTATTGGAGCAAAGGTTCTCATCTTAGCCTCCAACTTACGAGCCATCTGATACTCTTCTCTGTTGCCAGATGTTTTTAACTTCTGTGCGAACTCTTCGATTGGATCAGGACGACCAAATGTAATCGGTGATAGATAGGTTTTATTATTCAAACCAAAGTGAAAGAATAACTCAATGAATGGATTATCCTTATTATGCTTATATGGTAATATACGAATTACTTGTTTACCTGGTTGTGGTTTCCATAGGTTTGAAGTCCTATTATTTGTTGTTTGTAATTGATTAAGACGCTTACGAATAGAATTAATATCCATTATTTACTCTCCTTATTTTTATTATTTATTTTTCATTTTTTAGTTACCCAATGTAACCTCTAATAAGTATGTAACTTTTCAGTTAAATACAATTATTTTTAATCTTTTTTCCACGTTTTTACATCTATTATAGAATGTATTTTAGTAGGTATTTTATTCAAACCTGAATCATTTGTTAGCAGTAAACTGTTATAATAATCATTCCAAGGTATTGGAAACTTCTTATCCAATACCCCATCATTTAACTCTCTGATAACCTCATTCAATGCATTTATTGTGTATAGAGTATTGCTCTGTTTTTTACGATGTAATGAAATGGTATTAGGTATATCATCTAAATGATTATCAGGATTATACTCAATATTATATGTGCATATCAATTGAGTGGCATCATTCTCATTCTGAAAAACATAAACCTTATTATAAAGTATTTCATTACATTCTATTATGATTTCTAATGTGCTACTCAAAAGGCTCTTTGGAGTAAATGTGCA